GACCATATTCTCTGGTGGAGGGGAAACAATGTGCCCACTTCCTACTTTTGCTAGCCGCTTATTCCTCGCGACTGCTTGCTGCGCCTGGATTAGCCGGGCCTCAGCAGCGACTCTCTCTGCAGCCAATTGCGCCCTTCTTAGTGATTCTTCAACCTGATTGTGTCGCTCGCGTTCCTGCTGTTCTGCTGCCTTTTGCGCCTCCGCCAACCTCGACTTAGTTAGCTCAATAGCATTCTTCACTCCCGCGGCTTCATACAGCAGGCCGAGTACCTTCTGCGGATCATACGGTGTTTCCAGGTAAGAAGGGTCATTAAACTTTTCCTTCATATACTGAGCAAACGCATCCCATGTTGCTTGATCATGGACACCTGCAAGCATACCAGCTGCCTGAGCGTGCATTTCCTCAGCCTGCTTTAGCTTGAATTGCTTTTCAGCTATAGAGGCCTTCAGTTGCTCGGCCTGTGCCCTGGTAGTCGAGGCAGCGGCATCGGCTAGCTTCGCTTGTGCAGCAATAGCATCGTTAACGAGCTTCACTCCCTGCGGCAACCCTGACTTCATAGCCATCAGACCTAGTTGCATCATCTGGTCGCTAGGAGAGGCAGGCGTTTGAGCGCCATCTTGGCCACCCTGTCCCTGCGCCATCTTTTGCAACAGAGCTGCGTATTGCTGATTCTGCTGGAGCGTCAAGGCAGCCTGCTGGTTCTCCATCTGCATTCTTTGCGTTTGCAGGGACTTCTGGGCAATCTGTTGCCCGGCAGTAGCTCCCTGAATAAATGGAGTTGCTAAATCAGGCATGTTATTCTCCTTATCAGATGAGACTTTGAATGCCGCTAAGGGCTAGACCTGTCCCACCAGCTTGCGACTGTCCAGCACTGTTCAACAGAGTCCCAGCCACTGCAGGGTTAATGTTAGATCCAGAAAGTTGCATGAGGTTTTGCAACTGCTGCTGGTACAGCTGATCACCATACATCCCTAAGGCACTTGCCATATTACCGCTGCCAAATAGACCCTTTGCAGCTGCATCTCTATTGATTGCCTCGATACCCGCTTGATAACCGGGCAGGTTCTGGATACTCGAAGGGTTATTCATTAGTTGCTGCAACTGCGCTGCGTACTGCGCGCGGTAAGGCCCCATTGCATTGCTTTGCTGTGCTAGTTGCTGCAGCTGCTGAGCATTCTTATTCGACAGCCCAGCTTGGTACAGCTGAGCAAGGCCACTCAAAGCATTCGCGCCGGTCAAGGAATTTCCTGCAGTGCCAAGGGCACTACTTCCCCAAGAGGACATTAGGTCACTCAGCAGTCCCCCACTAGAACCCGAGACTGCAGGCAAAGCATATCCCGGGGCAGTTGCTGTCCCTAGACCCAGGGCCGCATTGGGGAGGGGACTGGAGGACATCAGTCCCAAAGCATCAAGGGTAGGGCTACCGCTGGCACTTCCTTGTGCTAGGGCAGATAGATTAGAAGCGGCTCCGGAAAGTCCGGTAACAGCATTATAACCGCCATACCCTCCTAGGCCGCCAAGGAGAGCCCCTTCCAGTGTCCCACCAAGATGGTGCGTGGTTGCTTGTCCGGTGATGGCACCCCCTAAGGCTCCTCCGGCTGCTGCACCTGCAGGGCCGCCAAGCAGACCTCCAACTACCGCTCCTGCAACTGGAGCAATATCTTCGATTGTATTTCTTAGACTAGTCCACCAACTCATAATAGCACCTCTTATTACAGTTCAAGCCAAGACTGGAGTGTCCCGGACAGTAAAACTTCATAATACCACCCCGCAGGTACAGCACCAAAAATAGTTGCATGGTAGCTCGCAGAGCTACTCGGATTTGAAATTGAAGCAACTTGTCTAAGTACATGATTCTGGGGCAGAGGAGAGACAATCAAGGAAATGGCTGCAGTAACGGAACTTGAAGGATTTATAGTTCCCCCCGCTGAGACAAGGAGTATCCGCCCTGTGGTATTTTGGTAAAACTGATTTACAACACGAGAGGACGTTACATCACTATATGATCCCGTCAAGTATGCGTTAGACTGATTACTCGACTGGCCGTATTGCAAAAACCACTCCAGCCATACCGGGTTAATGGATTGCTGCTGAGTAGTCGGGTCAATAATAACCAGCGGAGCATAGGTAGGCGGCTGACTGAGACTCATAAGACCCCCTCTTCAAGGTACAGGTCAATGGCCTGCAGTCGTAACGGCTGCGGGCCAGTGTGCTGCACCTGGAATGTCCGTCTGCGGAACCGCCCGCAGTTTGTCAAACTTGGCCGACGACTGGCAAGATTGACGTTTTTCCAGTTTGTCCACGTCACTTGGTCATCGTCAGACCACCGGATTTGCAAGTCCTTTGCCGGGGTATTATCCGTGAGAATATCTATCCTAGGTAGATATTTAAATGCCCTCGTACCTCCGTCAAAAGGAGGCGTGGTGAATACCCAAGAATACGTTGTAGTCGTACCGTCTACTGCAAGGGTTTGATTAAAATTAAATATCTGCCCTACACTGTCGCACAGTTGCGTATAGGCCCCCGCACTTACAGATCCAACAATTAACTGGTAAGGAATATCCCAAGTCATCCAAGCCCGAAGGTCCAAGTCATATACAAGAGTAGTGCCGCCAGAGTTACTAGTTATCTGGAGCAAGTATAACCTATGCCCCATGATTTTTACACCCAGCCCTGTATAGGCTACATTAGGTGCAGTACTGTAAGCCAGCAACACCCGATCAATGGCCGGCGTAGAAACTCTTCTGGCACTTAAATTCGCCATGCTGGAGATGAAATATTCCCCGGTATTTCCCTGCGCCATCCATAGTATAGTATCGTCTATTGTAGCGATACTAGCTCCAGACCCACAACCCCAGAGTATACGCTGGGCGGGAACACTCCCCAAGGGACTTCCCGTAGGATTAGCTGCGTCGTAGAAAACTTCTACGTCATACTGCTTGAAAGCCAGGAGATAGGACAACTGCCTTCCAAGGGCAACTGCAGTCCCAGGCGAGTTATTTGCGTAGATTAAATTGTTTGAAGACCATGTCGTCGGGTCATTGACATTCGAACCGTAGATACCTCCTGCCTGGTCCATTGCATAGTAAGTCTGATCTAGCTGGACAATACCTTGAACGAAGGGCTTATTTTGGACACTTGTAGGAGCGCCACTGGTACTTATAGAACTGCCGTTGAAAGTAAAGCCTCCAGCTCCACCGGAAAGCATATAGAATACTGTTCCATCTCCCGAGGAGTCTCCACCAAGAATCCGGCCGATACTTGTATTCGTGTAAGAGCCCCCCGCCCACAAGATCTGCGTGGAAGACCCTGCGACATACCCGTACTGACTGCGACCAAAGAAAGATGCAGAGCCGCCTGGGAGGTTAGTCTCAAGGGCCAACCCCGGCCGCTTATAGCACCATACTATGTCATTAGCATCTTTTTCAAGCAGGCCATTTCGAAGCTGAGCGTCAATGGAAGTACTACCAGCCCTATTAGCCGGCTGCACGAGGAAAGGTAGACGCTTGGTAGGCATTATCTGAAGCTCCCCTGAGAGTAGCTCATCCTCTGATCAGGAGCAAACATCGTGGGAGTATCTTCCACATCCCAGTTTTCCAAAGCCTGTCGGTAAGCGGCTGCCCGCTTCTCACACCTGTCCATAATTGGCTGAGGCTGCCCCGTACAGATCTCATCCGCAAGGCCCCAACATAGACCTATAAACCATTCCTGAGGAAAGGCCGTTTGGTCTGTAATGGAGACATAGTTTGTCACCTGTGTTTCGAACAGGATGTGGCCAGTTCCTGTAGCATCCGTTGCATCTGGGGGGAGCCAGAAGAATACATTAAGGAACGTAGCTTGTTTATCGATGAAGTAGCTGTTGATGCTTCCCTGGTTCGTGATCTGAGACAAACGCATATACTCGTCCCAGGACAGTGGAACCAGTGGCCGCCGTATGGAGTTGCTGTCCAGAAAGTATGCTTGCAGCCCTCGAAGTGGCTTTGTCATATTCACACCTTGCCCAGGGCCTACTTGGTAGAAGGCTTGTCCCTGGATAAGAGGAATGGCAATGTCCTGCAGAAGGAATAGCTTAAGGCCCTGCGTCTGCCACAGGTTCACAAGGTCATTCAGCCGGACAAGGTTCTCCGCCAGCTGGTCACTGTTCGGCTCATCGCCTTCTGCCAGCAAGCCAGCATTCCGCATGGCAAACTGGATAATACGCTGGGCTGTAGGAAAGGATGCTGGGGTAGTCATTGACCAACTCCTATAAGGGCAAGCAGTCTCATTCCGCCCGCAATGATAACCTTAAGGGCAGACAGGGCACTTGTCATGATTATTGTTCCACTTTCCGATTGCATCAAAGTCATTGCAGTAGCCAGGATGCCCGCAAGGGCTATAGTTCCGGTAATGGCGATTGAAGTCTTTTTACCAATCATTCCTTGTATTGCAATGCTTCCAGAAAGGACTTTCTTTGCCATCTTACTTAAAGCCCCTGTAGGAAAAATGCTCCCGACCAGCTGAACAATAAACACAATCGAAGTGCCAATGATGCCTGTTGGTTGGATAGTGCCGGATATGTTCGTTTCCGTTTGCTTAGCAAGTCCACCAGTAATGGTAACTCGTCCATTTAGGGGAAGGTTAGTTTGCTTTACCAAACCTCCACTAGGGGAAACGAATGCAGACAAAGCAACACTTGCTTGCTTTGTAAATCCCCCGACTACCTGAACAAGGCCGGAAAGACTTAAGGATGTTTGCTTAGTAAGATTTCCAGTAGCAACAATAAGCCCGGATAGAGTTAGGGAGTTTTGCTTGACTAGATTTCCTACTATGCCTACAGAACCCGAGAGGAAAGATGAAGTTTGCTTTACCAGACTACCCGTAGCAGACACAAGGCCAGTTAGGGTAATACCAGTTCGTTTTATCAGTGCTCCAAATGGCTGAAGGGTGCCAGATAAAGGAAGGTTTGTTTTCTTAATCAAAACCCCAGAGGGGGTTATATTACCAGAAAGACTTTGCGGATAAGTAGTACCTCCGCTGCTTGCCGCCTTAATAAGTACCGTGAACATGGTGCCAAAGACACCATTTGACGGATTGACATTTTCTCCAAATGTGCTGGTGTATGTCGGTGTGGTTCCGCTAGATGCAAGTGACGCATATCCGACACGAATTCCAGTGCCATTTGTGCTGTCTTGATAGGCAACTGCACTTGTCAGGCCGGAAGGCAGGCTGGGAATTGCGCCAGTGTTGCCATTGTCAACGTAGAAGCACAGAATGAGGTCATTGGCAACCGTTGCTGTCGCAGCCGGAGATGTTGCAGTTGTCCCATTTGGAACAGTAGCAA